TTATCCATGCGGCAGTGGCAGAGCTTGGGATTGCCGGGAAGATTGCCTGCCATTCTTTAAGGAAGACCTGGGGATATCATACCGTGAAAGATAATAAAGTGGCATTGGCCGTAGTTGTAGACATTTATAATCACAGTAGTTATGAGATTACGAAGCGTTACCTTGGAATTACACAAGATGAACGGGATGAAGCATATCTGGGGATGAAGCTGTTCTGAGATGTTAATTGAATGAAATTTTTCCAATTAGGAGGGCGTGAAAATAAGTGCGCTCTGTTTTGTAATGGAAAAATATATCCGGTATCTATCTTCTTTCCTCCATTAGGCACTACCTGGGTAGAGGCAGCGGAGGGGGAACCGCGCCAACGGCCGTAGTAGTGTGACGGATAGACTTCACTTGGATTAACGCCTAAGTAATAGGCGACGGTAGCCGACCTAGCAACGCGAGACCATCCGTAAAGGCTGTTGCCGACGTAGTCGACTATGCCACTGCTAAGGTTAACGTATCCACTACGGGCAAAAGTGAGTGGTAAATTAGGATATTTTATAGGTGTTACTCCGAGCAGAATTATCCGCATTTTGCGTATCATAGGCTTTACCACGCACACTTAAAAATATGAGAAGAGTGCCACCGAAACAAAACATATGCAGCGGCACTCTGATAGCTATGTAGCTTATTTGACAAACAAAATCCTTACCTGAATACTCAGTGTATCAAAATAAACTTTATACTGATTTGGTACATCCTTCCGTATTCCCGTTCGTGCAATTACTGCCACATCTTTGTTAGTTTGTATGCGGTCGTAGTGTAGCGGTATTCCCCATGGATTGTTGTTATGGCTTTCAAGCATAGGGCTACCGATAACAAGCTCTACGACGAAGGGCTTTGACGCTGTTAGGACGACTTCATCCAAAAACCTTGCTGATGCGCCGGGAAGATTAAATGACGCCGTAATCCTCTGTTCGTAGTCTGCCTTAGTGGGAATGGTAAAAAATAAGGCGGATTCTTCCATTGCCCCTTTTTCCATCTCACGAAACGCCCCAAGCCTTAGTGTGTAAAGACCGCCGCTTTCTACGGAAAACTCTCGTCCAAAAAGTTCTCGGTCAATTAAGGTTAAAATGTTGTCATTCTCAAACATAATCCTT